ACCGAGCCAGCACCCACAACCACAACGCTGCCGGAGCCATCAGAACCAGAGCAGCCAGAGACAGAAGCATTGCCCGAAACTAGCACCGAAGAAGAAGTGGACGAGTTCGTAGAAGAGCTACTCGCCGATGTCGCAGTCCTCGAACCTGAGCAGATTGTGGCAGCCGTAGAACAAATCCTTGCCACGACACCGACCACCGAGCAGGCCACACAACTTGCCACGACCTCAGAAGTCTTGGCAGTTGTCACCGAGGAGCAGGCCGAAGCAATCTTTGAAGCGGTCGTCGTTGAGGAGTTGACTGCCGAGCAAGGTGAAGCAATCGTGGACGCGGTGCAAGAAGCACCGAAGAAAGTTCGTGAAGCATTCGAGGCGGCCATCAACGTGTTCACCGGACTGTTTGATTCCTATGTGATGGTTGGCTCCACGATTCCCGTGGAAGAACGAAGGACACTGGTGGCAGTTTCTTCTACAATGGTGGCTGTTGGAGCGAGCCTGCGTAGACGGAATAACTGATGTTCAAGAAGATTGGCAACGAGATGCTCGCCCTGGGTTTCACCCTGGGTGCATCCGCCATCACCATCATGACTCTGTCTGGGCCGATTCAGAACTGGGCGTTGTTCTTCACGATTCTGTCTCTTGCATTACACTTGGCAGGAACAGCAACACAGGGAGACGACGGAGATGACAACTGACATGCCCATCAAACAGAACGGCACCATCGCCAAAGGTCTTGACCTCGGTCAAAGACTGTTCTCACTCTTCCTTGCCCGTGCACTCCCAGCCGTCACCGGCGGTGCACTCATCGGTGTGTCGGTAGCGAAAGCTGCCATCCTTGCCGGTGCAATGGCCGTGCTCGAAGTCGTCCAGAAACTTGCGTCAGCCTCCACCGATGGTGAGCTCACCACCGACGAAATCAAGACAGCGTTCTCCAACGGCAAAAAGTAGTGGTGAAGCCTTACCCCATCGTCAAGGTGACACTCCCTTCAGATTTGAAGGGATGCAAGTCAGGAGAGATACCTGCTGCGTTGCTGCGCACGATTGAAGGCAAAGGCAAACTGCATCACCTTGCCGCTGACGCATACGAAGCGATGGACGCGGCAGCAAACAAAGATGGCATCGACCTGGCACCAACATCTATGGCCGACACCTACCGAAGTTTGGAGACCCAGGAGTACGGGTTCTTCCAGCGGCACACGCTCACACCGAACAAGAAGTTGATGAAGCAGAAGCCAAGGATCTACCAAGGGAAACTTTGGTATCTCAAGAAAGGCATGGCACCGATGGCCGTGCCAGGCACAAGCAACCACAACTGGGGCATCGCCATTGACATCGCCAACGCATCCGGCAAGCGACTCGATTGGCTGTTGGCCAACGCCGACAAGTTCGGGTTCTCTTGGGAGTTGCAGTCAGAGCCGTGGCATCTGCGGTATGTCTGCGGCGATGCCGTACCTGAAGCCGTCAAGGAATGGCTTGCCAACAAACCAGCAGAAGACAATGCTTGACCAGGGTTGGGCGTTCCTCGTTGTCGGCGTAAGTGCCGCAGTTGCCTCAATCATCGTGGCAATCATCCAACAGTTCAGGCGTGAGAACCGTGATGACCACGCCAAAGTGATGGACGTACTTGACCGAGTATCCAACACGGTAGACCGCGTGGAGGGTAAGGTGGATTCACACCTTCAATGGCACATAGAGGAGAAAAGCAATGGGAGAGTTCCTAGACGCGCTACGGCTCGAGCAAGCAAAAAGGCCGCAAGCAAACAAAAGTGAAAACCGTCTGCGAGAGTTCCTCGGAGATGCAGGTTGGAAAGACTTTGAGAAAGCCTGCAAAGACCCTTCAATAAATAACGCCGTCATCCACAGGGTGTTGAAGGGCAAAGGCTTGCCGCTGTCTTACTCTGCTATCGCCAGAGTCCGTGCCGAAATCGCAGCCACATGAGCGAGTACGACGAGCAGGCCCAAGTTGACGAACTCCAAAAGCTCCTCAAGAAAGCCCAAGCGGAAGCCGCCCGCAACAAACGTCGAACCGACGACATCGTCGGAGCCATCTACCAGGCCGCCTATGAGGCCGCTAAGGCATCTGGGCGAGGCGCAACTGTCAAGCGGCCTGCCTTGGATAAGCGACGCAAAGGGCACGAAGTTGCCTTGGTTCACGCAACCGACTGGCAGTTAGGCAAACGCACAGCGTCGTACAACATTCAGGTTGCTGATCGGCGCATCGCAGAGTTCACCGACAAAGTCATCGCCCTAACCAACATCCAACGCAAAGACCACCCGGTAGACGAATGCGTCTTGATGCTCGGTGGCGACATGGTGGAAGGTGGCGGCAACGTGTTCCCCACCCAAGTGTGGGAGATTGAAGCCCACCTATTCGAGCAGCTCTTTGAGACCGCTCGCATCATCGAGCAGATGGTTCGCACCCTCCAAGCCAACTTCGCCAAACCGTTGCGTATCGTCTGCGAATGGGGCAACCACGGACGCCTCGGCCGCTACGGCGACGGAACGTACGCAGGTGACAACGTCGACCGGATGGCATACCGCATCGCCCAAGACCGCACCAAAGACCTGCCAGTCATCTGGCAACACTCCGAAGCCTGGTATCAAACCTTCTCCATCGGCAACTACCACGTCTTGCTAGTCCACGGCGATGAAGTCAAATCGTTCGGAGGGAACGTGCCTGCGTTCGGCATCATGCGCAAGGTCAACGCCTGGGCATCAGGAGTGATCGCCGACTTCAACGACTGCTACATGGGCCACTACCACCAGAACATCACGATGACCCTCGCCAACGGTGGCCGCGTGTTCGTATCCGGCAGCATCGAATCAGACTCCGAGTACGCCAAAGAGTTCGTCGCTGCCACCGGCAAACCATCACAACGACTGCACTTCGTCAACCCAGACAAAGGGCAAGTGACTGCGGAGTACGTGGTATGGCTGACCTGAGTGACGCCAAAATAGTTGAACTGACCTGGCTGGATGCCCACGCTGAGAACGCTTGGATGGACATTGAGGACCTAGACCAAGAGCCATACCAAGTGAAGTCCATCGGCTGGCTGATGCCAGACGCCAAACCCGACCACGTCGTGCTCGCCCAAAGCATCGGCGTTGACCATTCCGTTGATGGGGTGCTGTGCGTCCCGGTCGGAATGGTCGTCAAGATAAGGATTGTGCTCCCCACCGACTTCAGGTAGGGTTCGGTTTGGACATCCCAAGGAGGTGTCCAGTATGCTGGGCAGTGGTCAGTCCTCTGCCTCGGCGGGAAAAGAGTTGACGGCCCCGCATCAGTTTCCTCCTTGGCTGGTGCGGTTACATCTTGAAGGGATTACCACTCATGAAGACCCTCACCATCGCCCTCGTACTTGCCTTCGGGGCTCTGCTTGGGCTTGTCCCAGCGATAGCCGCAGACGCCCCAGAAACCTCACCACAGGCTTCTACAAGCGTTCCAGTGGCAACCACGACACTTGCCCCAGCACAGCCTCTCCTACGCGATTTGGAGACGCCTGACGGCGAATCCTGCCCAGGGTGGATTGACCTGGCCCGTGAGGTTGGCTGGCCTGAGGCCGAGTTGCCAATGGTTGGGGCAGTTACCTACTTCGAGGCACGATGCCGGATGGATTTGCGGGGAGACAATGGGTTCAGTTGGACTGCGTTCCAAATCCACACCAAGTCCTGGTGCCTGCCCAGCAAGTACTACCCGGACGGCTACCTACAGACCATCGGACTTGTTAGCACTTGCGATAACTTGCTTGACCCTGCCACCGCAGCTCGGGCCGCCCTAGCCATCTGGCAGTACGGCACCTGGACTCAGTGGACAACCCACGAACTGGCATCCAACACCTTGACCCAGTAGTGCCGTAAGGTCGCATTCAGCCAAAAGGAGGCTGTATGAAACCGATAGAGAAACTGGCAATCGTTGGGCCAATCATGATGGCATGGACAATCGTTTGGTTGTTGATGCCACGATTCCCAGAGGAAACAATCAACGCAGGCGAATGGGCGTTCTTCATCTTCACCCAACTTGTGTCGCTGTTCCTCGTGGTCAAATGGTGGTCGCAATACCTGCAAGACAAACAGAGCGACCACATCAAAAAAGCAATCAGGAAACATGACCAACGAACCAATCGCTAACTGGTCCAACGAAGACAACGTCTACATCGGGAAACATCCGAAGTGGTATCGCCTCGCAACCTGCTTCGGGTTATCCGGCGATCTGTTCTTCGAGGAAGGTGTGCGACGCCTGGTGATGGAAGCCAAGACGTACTGCAACAGATGCCCGGTGCGTGTCGATTGTCTTGAGCACGCAATCAAGAACGAAGAGGTTGGCGTGTGGGGTGGTACGACCACCACCGAAAGACGCCGTGAACTGCGTCGTAGGATTCGTAACCGTGGCCCATCCCAATAAACGCAAAGGCAACCGTGCCGAACTACTCGTCGCCAAATGGTTGCAACGGTGCGGATGGATACATGCCGAGCGCAGCCGTTGTGGTTGGTCGGACGATAGAGGCGACATTGACGGCCTGCCAGGAGTCTGCATTGAAGTCAAGAACGAGAAGAAGATTGACATCCCTGGCTACCTGCGAGAACTTGAATCCGAGATGGGCAACGCCCGAGCCTGGACTGGGGCAGTCATCGTCAAACGCCGTGGATCAGAAGACGTTGACGACTGGTACGCCATCATGCCTGCCAAGCTGTGGGCCGAACTTCTGAGGATGCTTGACCGTCCAACACCGCCCCGATAAGGTATGCTCTGAAATCCCAGTTAGCCCCGCAATCAACCAAGGAGAAAACGAATGACTACCGCCGACACATTCACCACGGGTGAAGCACCCAAAGACCGATGGGGCCGCTACCTCATCACGACACGCACAGGGAAACAAACATCGTTCCCGCGTGTCACCACCATCGCCAAATGTTTGGACGATGAAGGTGCACTAACAGCATGGAAGGGTCGCATGACTGCGACAGGACTCGTGCATCGCAACGACCTACTCGTCGCAGCATCAGCAGCACTCGAAGACAAAGGTGCGTTGGATCGCATCGTGCAACAAGCGATTGAAGCAGCAGGTGCATCAAGCAAAGCAAACATCGGCACCGCACTTCACTCCATCACCGAAGCACTTGACCTCGGCCAGAAACCAGCAATCCTGCCTGGGCTCGCCGGTGACGTTGACGCATACCTTGCTGGCATCATCCACCACGGTGTCATCATGGACCCTCGCTACGTCGAGGTGCTGCTCGTCAACGAGAAGTTTGAGTATGCGGGCACAGCCGACCGCATCGCACGCTTCTCCACCCGCAAGAAGAAACAAATCTTTGACCTCAAGACCGGGTCAATCGACTACTCGATGAACGCCATCGCCGTGCAAATGGCAATGTATGCGAACGCCGAATACATGTACGACTGGCGCACCAAAGAATGCACACCGCTACCAGACTTGGACAAGACACGAGGCGTCATCATCCACCTGCCAGCAGGCAAAGGTGAACTCTCGCTGTACGAAGTGGACTTGGTTGCCGGATGGGAAGCAGCACAAATGGCGATGGCTGTTCGCACCTGGCGCAAACGTAAAGACCTGCACATCAAAGTGCATGCGACGGAGACGGGCAACCCAACTGTTTCGCCCACAATCGGGTCCGTCTCCGTTGCAGCACCCGACCACAACCGTGACACGGCCTTGGAACGCATCAAGAACCTGCCCGTGACATACCAAGAGTTGTTGAAGCGTCACTGGCCATACCCAGGCGTCAAGCTCCCCGACTTCAACGAACAACAACTCGACACGCTGTTGAAGCAGTTGGATGAGTTGGAGCGAGAGTCATCGGCACCGTTCCTCCCGAACCGTGAACCCGACCTCGTGCCAATCAGCGAAGCGGCAGCCACACCCGTCAAGAAGAAGGCACCAGCCAAGAAGAAGGCGGTCAAGAAATGAGTCGCACCGAAGGCAGCCTCGTTGACGCCAAGCACGTCTCGCTGTTGTCGGCACGATTCCAAATGATTCCCGAACCATGTCGCACGACCATCCGCGACATCAACGACGAATCATTCGGGTCAATCAGCATGACCCCAGCAACCGAACGTCGAGTTGGCATCGCCCGAATCCTGCTAGAGATAGCAGAACAAGAAGGCCACATCGACAAAGATCTAGTGCGAAGCGTTTGTATGCATCGCACCGGAAAGCAATACCAAAGTGCAGGGCTTGCCTTGGCAGACCTGTCCTACATTGACGCCGAACGTGTTTGGTCGTCGTTGCAGGACATCTACGCCGAGCGAGCCGTGCTCGAATACATCCCAGTTAGCAACCACTACATCATCAAGGAGAACACTCATGGATGAGTTCATGGAATCAACCGCTGGAGGCCCCAAGCTGCCAGCCCTCAAGTTCGTCAAGGTAGGTGACACCCACACGGGTGTCGTCACCGAAGTGACGAAACTGCAAGACAAAGACCCAACCGGGAACGTCAAGACATACGACAACGGAGACCCGCGTTGGGTGTTCGTGTTCACGCTTGAAACCGTCATCGGTGCATCCAACCTTTGGGTGCGAGGTCAGATGGTCAAAGCCATCCGCGAAGCAGCCGAGAAGGCAGGCGTCTCAACGCTTGTCGGCTCAACCTTGTCAGTGCGATACACGGGTGACGGAGAGAAGAAGTCGGCAGCGTTCAACGCCCCGAAGCTCTACGCCGCCAAAGTGGATGCACCTGTCAAGGATGACTCCGCCAACATGTGGTAACAACCACCCGCAATACCTGGTGGTCGTGTCGTCCCTGCGTTGACACGGCCACCGGGCTGTTACTAGAAAGCCAACATGACCAAACAAGAACTATCCGATGCCATCGAGTTCCTCCGACGAATGTTCGTCGGCCCGAACGAAGTGGACCGACTTGAAGCAGCCATCAAATCCCTACAAACAGAACTAGCCAGGAGGAATAAGAAATGACCTACGACCCAGACGCACTACGACAAATGAACGAGGAGGCACAGATGCGGATTGCTGAACTATCCACCGCACTTGGCACCGTCACCGATCAGCGCGACAACCTTCAAGACTCACTCGACTCAGCCATCAAAGAACTTGATGCGTACAAGAGCCACATCACCGCACTCACCTCAACCGTGGAACGTCTACGCCTCCACATCGCCCAAGGAGTAGAACTGTGAAAGGCGCAGAGATACTCACCGAGGCGCACGACCTCATCACCGGGCCACGCCAAGCCGCATACGCACACCCATTCGACGACTACGGCAAAGTCACCCGCATCTTCTACGGCATGACCGGCATCAACCTCGGCATCAAACAAGCAATCCTGTTCATGGTCGCAGTCAAACTCGCCCGACTCACCACCAACATGGATGAAGGCCGCTGGCACCGCGACAGCGTCGTCGACGCAGCTGGCTACCTCGGCTGCCTCAACATGGTGCATGAACACATCCAAGACCTGCACGACAACGCCGTCACCCGGTTCAAAGACGTGCCATGAACATTGACGCACTCGCCCCACGGTTCGTCACCGTCATGGCCGACCACGACGGCCACGCACGCTGGATCGCAACACTTGACTGCACCGACGTCATGAACGCCTACCGCACCCGCGGCCTCTACCTACTCGTCACACTCAACGCCGAAGGCGAAGCAACCGTCGCATTCAAACCCGGCAACGACTGGTCAACCACCTGGTCGCCACCAGTTACCGTTGAACGCAGATGAACACCCGAGACCCACGCCGACCCTGCGCCTGCACACCCAACCCCAAACCGACATGCGACGGCCTTGATGACGAAGAGGACTGACGCAGTCGAGAAATACTTGAACGACATCGGCGAAGGCTGGTGCATCAAATACGTGCTCATCGCCGTAGTCGAAGACGCTGACGCAGACCAGTCGTTCTACATACAATGCTTGGAAGACCAGTCGGCAGCCGAAACCATCGGACTATGCGAAGCCGTCAGCCACATCCAGAAAGCCAAGATTGCCAAAGCATGGATGGACAGAGAAGCCGAAGAAGAAGAGTGACCTGGCGTTGCCCTCGATGTGAAAATAAAATAACTCTTTACATCACACCCACCAGCCCACCGACCTGCACCCGGCACAACCCACCAGCAGAGATGCAAAAATAAATCTTCGGTGGTACCGCCCGGAGACCGAAAACTGTGTTACCTTGTTGCCGCTGACCTGCCGAGGCCAGCACGGACATGCCCGCCGCATGTGAATACAGGAGGTCGTCAATGACGCCACTTGAAAGACAGAAAACCCAGGAGTTGCAGCGACGACTCATTGCGGAAATCCAAATCGCTGACGCCTTGTACGACGCCCTCGTCAACGGTGGATTCGACAATGTTTGGTGGGCGATGCAGGACTATGCCACAGCCCGTGGCAAGAAAGGCATCAAGCCACCGACATTCAAATCCAAGAAGTTCATCCGTCGAATGAACGAAGGCAAGATGCAAGGTTGGCGCATTGTCAACTGCGAAGACTTCGCCGTCGAGCCGAAGAAAGAAGAGGACGACCAATGACCATGTTCTTCCTCGGCTTTGCCTTTGCACTGTCCATCGTCAACCGCACATTCACAAAGGAGAGCAAGCAATGAAGCGCGACATCTACATCCTGCACGCACAAGGTTTGCTCGGTGTCACCAAGGTGGTCTTCGATGACAACACACCAGGCGACATCATCCTCACCGTGTCCGGCAGCGAAGTCCACCAAGCGGAACAGATGTTCATAGAAGAAACGAACATCGATCCGTTGGACATCACGACCATCCAAGCTCACCGCCAATACAAGACGGTGTCCATCCCCATCCAAAAGATTCACGCACAACCACAACAAACCGTGGAACAGTTCTTCCGTGAGCTGTGGGGCGACGACATCTACGAATCAGAAGCAATGAGCCGCGACTGGTGACCCGCAAGAAACTCACCAACCGGTGGTGCTTCCCAGCAGCCGCCCTCCTCGAATCATTCGGGGAGGGCGAATGGGCATCCAACATCGGTGCAGTCCTCGGCGTCAGCCGCACCCGCATCCAACAATGGCGCAAAGGCACCACCAACCTTGACCCATACACCGCAGACAAACTTGCAATCAAACTAGGCAAACACCCATCACAGGTCTGGACCAACTGGTTTGACCTACCCGAGTTCGACACACCACCACAGGAGACAAACAATGAGCAGCAATGAACGCCACAACCGCCGAGATGAAATCATCAGCCTCAAGCATCGAACCTGGGGCTACAACGTCCCCGCAGTAGACATTGACTTCCTGCTATGTGAGTACGACAACCGCAAAGCAGTAGCCCTCATCGAGTACCGCCACTACAACGGCAACCTCATGACCGACTCAGCCAACATGCTCGCCCTGATTGACCTGGCTGATCGTGCCGGTCTGCCCGCGTTCTGCGTGCAATACAAATACGAGACCGACGACGGCACACTCTGGAAAGAAGCAACCGTAGATACACCAGCCGAGTTCCGCATCATCCCACTGAACCCAATCGCCGAAGGCGTGTACGGCAACTGGGACACCAAAGGGTTCCTACCTGAACCAGTGTTCGTTGCCTGGCTGCATCACATTCGTGGCCGCCGTGTCTAACGCACTAACCTAAACATCTACTAACCAGGGAGACCCGCCAATGAATGCTTTGAACGCTGCACTCGCCTACGCCAAACTCGGCATCCGCGTATTCCCCATCGGACACAAAACCAAAGTGCCGTTGATTGAAGCATGGCCCGACCAGGCATCAACCGACGTTGACACCATCACCACCTGGTGGAACAAAACATTCAAAGGCGCAGGCATCGGAATCGCCACAGGCAAATCAGCCAAAGGACTCTTCTTCGTCCTCGACGTAGACGACAAAGATGGCAAGTCAGGCTCCGACGTACTCCACGACCTAGAAACCGATCACGGCAAACTTCCCGACACCGTCACCGTGTTGACTCCAACCGGAGGCCGCCACCTCTACTTCATGACCAACGTAGAAATCCGCAACGACGCAGGCAAAAGACTCGGCCAAGGCTTAGACATCCGAGGCAACGGCGGCTACGTCTGCGCCCCACCATCCACCCACCCCAACGGCAAGACCTACGCCTTCGAACACGGCTCAGCCATCGGCGACATCAAACCAGCCGACGCACCCGACTGGCTCATCAAACGCCTCACCATCCAACCCAAACTCGACCGAGCCAAACCACGAGACCACGACGATTTCCTCCACGACCCCAACCTCCCCAGCAGCCGATACAACGCCAGCACCAACTGGCACGAACTCCTCACAGCCGACGGATGGAAACACGCCTACACCAAAGACGAAGCCGACCTCTACACCCGACCAGGCAAAGACCACGGAGTATCAGCCTCAGTCAACCACGACAACAACGACGCACTCATCGTCTTCTCCAGCAACGCACCCATCCCCGAAGGCGGCTACTCACGCTTCGGCTACTACGCACAAACCCGACACGGCGGCGACTGGAAAAAAGCCAGCAACGAATACCTCAACATCAACCCCACCCCAATCACCACCACACCCGACCAACTCCTCAACATGCTCATCGACTGGACAAACTTCTGGAACGAAGAACACATCGCCGAAGACTGGATCGCCTACCCACTCATCGCCCGAGCCCGACAAACAGCACTCTTCGCCGTAGCCAAAGTCGGCAAGTCCTACCTCTCCCTCGCCTGCGTCGCAGCCCTCGCCACAGGCAAACCCATCTTCGGCCGACCAGCCCAACCACCAGTCCACGTCCTCTACCTCGACTACGAAATGACCCAAGGCGACCTGATGGAACGACTAGAACAACTTGGCTACTCAGACAAAGACAACCTCAGCCACCTCCACTACGCCCTCATCCCATCCCTACCACCGCTCAACACCTACGAAGGCTCAGCAGAAGTCATGAAGCTCGTAGAGCTCACCGGGGCAGAAGTCGTAGTCATAGACACCACCGGGCGAGCCGTAGAAGGCGAAGAGAACTCAGCAGACACCTACCGCGAGTTCGCCAGGACAACAGGCCTCGCACTCAAAGCCAAAGGCATCGCCCTGCTCCGCACCGACCACGCAGGCAAAGACAAAGGCAAATCAGGCCAACGAGGCTCCAGCGCAAAGAACGACGACGTCGACCTCGTCTACCACATGGAACGAGAAGCCCACACCATCAAACTCACCCGACTCTTCTCACGCATCTCCTGGGCACCAGCCGAAGTAGAACTGGTAGAAGAGCAGCTCGATGGCGACGCACGCCCCATCCGACTCGCCGACGCCGACCGCACCTACACAGCCAAACAACTTGAACTAGCCCAAGCCATCTGCACCCACTTCCCACACATCAAGCCAGGCCAAACCCACCTCAAATCACACACACTCAAGAAGCAACTCCGACACGCAGGCGTCAAGTTTGATACCAGCAACTTCGCCCCAGCCATGGACGCCATCGCCCAAAACCGCATCCACAACCCACTGCCCTAAATCAGACCCGCCTTCCAGACCTCACCCCGCAAACCCTTGCCAGACACAGAGACCCCAGTGTGTGACGTAGTCACACTGGGTCTGTCTCAGGTTTAGAGGTAGAGCCAACACCTACACTTGACTCACTACCCTTCGGGGCTGACCGGCAAGACCCACCTGCGGGGACACCTGGGTTCGACTCCCAGCAGCTCCACCACCCCATGCCCATTCGCCGACCCTGCCTCACCTGCCGACAACTCACCACCCAACCCACCCGCTGCCTAACCTGCGAAGGCAAACGCCAAGCCATGCGCAACGCATCACGAACTCACTACAAAGGCGACTACCCAGAACGCTCACGACTTGTCAGAGAGACCGCAACCCACTGCTGGCTATGCGGGCAAGGCCCGAGGGCTGACGACCCTTGGACAGCCGATCACGTGCACGGCCCCGAGTCCGATGTCCTCGCCCCGGCTCACCGCTCGTGCAACTCCGCTCGAGCCGCATCACAACGACGCTGACCCCGCCCCGGCATCAAGGCGGGGTGGTCAAAATCTGCCTGCATGCCCCGACAAATGACCCATGCCGTGCGCAACGGGCGCGTGTGCAGTGTTCGGGTACCGCCTAGCCTTGGCGCGTGGCCACGCAACGAACTGGTGCCGGACGCGGCAAGCGCATGGAGCCGATTGAAAAGAAGCGCAAGCGTGGCGCACAGATTCGCAACGGTCTGGCTGCGATGCCGGTGCCTGAGTTCGCCCTGGCGACCATCAACCTCACCGATGTGCCACCAGCACCAGCCACCCTGGGTGAGTGTGGCAAGGCTTACTGGACAATGTTCTGGGATGCAGGCCGTCGGCATCTATCCGAGAAACATGACTCGGCTCTTGTCACCAAACTTTGTGCAGCCATTGAGCAGACGTCGCTCATCGAGCATTGGCAGGGTAGCGATGTGTCACGCTGGTTCTATGCGACGGCGAACGGGCAGTTGGTTACGCATCCGCTCATCAAGCAGAAGCAGGAACTCAACGCTCAGATCACAGCGTGGCTATCCTTGCTTGGGTTCACACCGTCTGACCGGGCTCGTCTCGGTCTCGCCGAGATAAGGGTCGCCAATGAGCTTGACAACTTCCGCCGTCGCAACACCAAGGTGGTCGACGCCGAAGAAGTATGACGTCACGGATGGTGGGCGAGTCAGTGACTTTGCTTCATCGTTCATGCATGTCTCCAAAGGGATACGTTCTGGGAACCCGTTGCTGCTAACTCCGTGGCAGGCAAACTTGCTGAACAGTCTCTATGAGCGTCGTGCGGATGGGATGCTGCGATACAAGCGAAGTGTGATTGGGTTGGGTCGCAAGAACGGCAAGTCGCTGCTCGGGTCACTCATTGCGCTCTACGGTCTGATTGAGGGCGAGCATGGGGCCGAGGTCTATTCGGCTGCCGGTGATAGACGCCAAGCGCGGGTGGTGTTTGATGAGGCGAAGTGGCAGGTCAGTCAGTCACCTGCCCTGTCTGGTATCTGCAAGGTGTATCGGGATGTGATTGAGGTGCCGTCTACGCACAGCATCTATCGCGTGTTGTCGAGTGATGCAAAACTTCAGCAAGGGTTGAACCCTTCGACGGTGGTGTTTGATGAGTTGCATGTGCAGCCGAACTCGGAGTTGTGGGATGCGTTGACGCTCGGGTCTGGTGCTAGGCGTGACCCGCAGATTGTTGCCATCACGACTGCCGGGTATGACATGTCGAGCATCTGCGGTCTGCTGTACGGCTACGGCCAGAAGGTGTGTCGCCAGGAGATTGAGGATGAGACGTTCGGGTTCTGGTGGTGGGAAGCAGCGGAGGGTTGTGACTTGGGTGATCGTGCTGCGTGGCTGGATGCGAACCCGAATCTGGCTGAGGGTTTGCTTGACCCGGAGGACATGGAGATTGCTGTGCGTCAGACCAGTGAAATCAGTGTGCGTCGTTATCGACTGAACCAGTGGGTTCGTACGGCAGCCGACTCGTGGTTGCCGCAGGGTGCCTGGGAGTTGTGTCGTGGTGATGCCGACCTGGTGCCGGGTGCGGCGACGTGGATTGGTGTGGACATGGCGTTGAAGCGTGACACGACTGCGGCTGTCGCAGTTCAGCATGTCAACGGCAAACTTGTTACCAAAGCCAAGATTTGGTTGCCTGATGGTGGGGTGATGGATGTCGCTGCGGTGGAGTCGCATCTGATGGAGATGGCACAGCTCTACGATGTGCAAGAAGTTGCCTACGACCCGGCGTTCTTTCAACGTTCGGCTGAGGCTTTGGCTGAGCAGGGTATGCCGATGGTTGAGTTCCCGCAGTCACCGCAACGCATGGTCCCTGCGTGCGGGCATCTGTACGAGACCATCGTGAATCAGAAACTTGTGCATGATGGCAACCCAATCTTTTCGGATCAGGTGTTGTCGGCGGCGCAACGTGTCAAGGACAACGGTTGGACTTTGAGCAAAGGTAAATCCAAACGCAAGATTGACGCAGTCATCGCGTTGGCGATGGCCGTTGACCGGGCGACCACAACTCACGACACCGGGCCTGAGCCTGGGTTTTTTGCGGTGTGACTAGGCTTCATCGTCTAACCTAGGAGGGACAATGATTCTCACATTGGAGCTGATTGGATTGGTGTGCATAGTGGTCGCAGGTGCTTTGGTTCATCCGGCGTTGGGCGTGTTCGTGTTGGGTGTCTCTTGTTTCGCTGCCGCCTACGGTTACGCCCGAACGAAGGTCGCTAGCAAATGATTGTTGAACGCTTCACGAAGTCTGCCGAAGAAGAGCGAGCAATCTCGTTCCAATCGTTGTTTGCGCTTGGTGACGGCTACACGTTCACGACGAACTCGGGCACCTATGTCACGCAGGATGACTCACTCAAAATCGGAACGGTGTACGCATGTGTGCGTCTGATCGCCGACACGATTGCCAGCCTGCCAGTTGATTCGTACATCCGCCAAGACGGTGTCCGGTTGCAGTATCGGCCGCGACCTGTTTGGCTTGACTCTCCCGACATTGGTGTCACCAAGGACGACCACTTCCAGCAGGTTCTTGTTTCGTTGCTGTTGAACGGCAACTCGTTCACCCGTATCATCCGCGACGAAGAAGGCGAAGTGCTTGCCTTGTCGGTGTTGAATCCACAGTTCACCGAAGTGCGTCGTGATGCGAACGGCCGACTGTTCTACGTCTACTCGGCCCGCGACCGCATCGAAGACGTGGACATGATCCACGTCAAAGACCTATGCCTGCCAGGTGAGTTGCGTGGCAAGTCCCGCATCGACCTAGTCAAAGAGAACCTTGGTCTCGCACGCGCACTCGAAGAGTTCGCTGCACGGTTCTTCGGTCAAGGTTCGCAGACCTCTGGCATCATCCAGTTCCCTGGCAACCTGTCGCGTGAGCAAGCCAAGAATCTTGTTGACGCCTTCGAGGATGGCCACAAAGGGTTGCGTCGTTCGCATCGCCCAGGCATCTTGTTTGGTGGTGCCACGTTTGAAAAGACTGGTGTGAACCCGAACGAGTCGCAGTTCATTGAGTCACGACAGTTTGCGGTTGAGGAGATTGCTCGAATCTTCCGTGTGCCACCGTCGATGATTGGTGTCACGACACCGGGCGCGCAATCGTATGCTTCCGTGGAAGCCAACCAGTTGCACTTCTTGCAGCATTCGTTGGCCCCATACCTGTCCAAGATTGAATCCGAATACAGCGTCTTGTTGGCTGGTCGTGCGTTCATCAGGTTCACGGTCGCAGGTTTGTTGCGTGGTGACATCGCTGCCCGCAACGCTTCGTATGCGCAAGGGTTGAACAACGGCTACATGTCGGTCAACGATGTGCGCCGTCTTGAAGACATGTCACCGATTACAGGTGGCGACGTGTACCGAGTTCCACTCACCAACATCGACATCAACGCAGCGAACCTTGCCGACATGGATCGCAAGTCTGCAATCGTTCAACGACTCGTCGCGTCAGGCTTCCAACCTGCTGCCGTGTTGAAGGCTCTTGACATGCCTGAGATTGAGCACACGGGTGTGCCAACTTCGGCGTTGCAACCTGTGGCGTCTATCAACCCAATCGCCCCGGCAACGGTCTACGACGCTGGCACTCGTGAACTGAACTTGAACATGCCTGAACAAATCTTTCATGTGTCAACACCGAACGTGCATGTTGATGCACCAATCGTGAACGTGCCAGAGACCGTCGTGAACGTCAAGATGCCTGAGCAGCGGACCGTTGTTCGTACCGTTGAGCGTGACGCCGAAGGTCGAATCCTGCACATCACCGAGAGACTTGACGACTAATGGCAACAGGTATCAGTTCCTACTTGGCCGACCAATGGCTTGACGCTTTGGGCAACAATGACACTTTCGCTGTGGCGGCCGTGTATGTAAAACTTCATGTCGGTGATCCAGGCGCAGCGGCAACCGCAAACGCGGCAACAGAAACGACACGCAAAGAAGCGTCGTTCTCCGCAGCATCGGCGGGCACGCTCACATCTGATGCCGCACTTACCTGGACGAACATCGCCGGTTCGCAAGACGCAACACACTTCTCAGCATGGGACAACATCTCAGCAGGAAACTTCTTGTTCTCTGGAACCGTCACCGCCAACGCCTACACGGCAGGCGACACGTTCACGATTTCGTCGGCAGCCCTGACCGTCTCACTGACCGTCGCATCCTAAGTAGGCAACCGTGACAACACGGTTCATACTCAACACCTCACAACTCGACGACGCTGACGTCGGCCTTGACGGTCCGTCACCTGCGTTCGTTCTTGACAGTTCGCTGCTCGATGGCAACGGCAAGTTGGATGGTGTCACATTCACCACGACGGCCACGGCTGCTGGTGCCCTGGGTGGTTTGACGGCTTCGGCAACTGGCACGGTCGTGCCGGTCGTGACTGCCACAGCGCAAGCGTTGCTGGGTGAGTTGTTCGCTGAGGTCAGCGACGTCAGCATCACGGTGGACGCAGATGCGTCTGCCAGCCTCGGAGCGGCGACATCGAGCGCAACTGGCACGGTGACACACCCTGCTTCTGCCCAGTCGTCGCTGGGCGGTTTGACTGCTGCGGCCACCGGCACGGTGACACCGTTCGGCACGTTGACTGCCGAGCTTGGTCCGATGGTTGCTACTGCGGTGGGAACGGTTACTCCGCAACCTCAGCCTGATGCGGGTGGCGGTGGCGAACCGTACCGATACCCAAGACCAAAGAAGAAAAAGATTGAAGAAGTTGTCATCGTCGAGGACATCATCGTTGAGGTTGCGCCGAATGTGGTGGAGGCGTATCTTGCCCCGATCTTTGTCGGACTGTCGGCGTCGGCTGTGGGGTCTATCACATTCTCTGCCGAGGATGACGACTTGCAAGTAATGTTGATGCTCTGATGCCTTATTTCGTGGACGACTCCGCAGCCGGGTGCAACGGCTTTGCAACAGTGAAGGAAGATGGCGAAGTGATCGGTTGCCACGAAACCAAAGAAGCTGCTATCGCTCACATGGTTGCGATTTCTCTTGCCGAAGACTTGCAACCTGGTGGCGATTACGACGAGCGCGTGTCACCGAACCTGCCTGCTGCCTATCGGCCTGCGTCGTCACCTGATGTTCCTGCGAATCGCAACTGTGGCAACTGCGGCTACTACAAAAACTTCTACTGCAAACGGTGGGATGCGTTGGTCGCACCTGCCTACTACTGCGCAGCATGGGAACCAGTCGAGGGAATACCGAACGACAACCCAGGGCAAACGATCCAGACTGGCAACATCAGCGGTGAGGACGCTTACTACTCGGCACCGTTCATCAACATCTTCCGCCAACTCACCTTCGATGTTCCTGTCTACATTCGCAGCAACGCCCGCAAAGGTTTGGACTATTACGGCAAAGGGTTGGCTGGTGACGGCCTGACCGACAAGACCGTGCGTGAGGCACGCGACCTGGCAGCAGGTCGGTTGAGTGAAGACAAAGCGGTGCGTGCCGCAGCATGGGGTCAACGCCACATGAGTGATTTGGATGCAGTCCAAAACAGCAATCCGAACAACGAACAGTTCCCTGGCCCTGGTGCGGTTGCGTTCTATTTGTGGGGCATGGACCCAACGAACCCGCAACCTGCGTTGCAATACTTTGAACGCCAAGCCGAGAAGGTCAAAGCGGAACGTGCCGGGCACATGGAATCAAAACCTGCACCAGCCAAAGACCAGATTCAAGGTTCCAAAGTGAACCCCGAAGGTTCAGCCGGTAAGGCTGCCGGGTCGGGAACGATTGAGTTGACGGAAGCAATCGAGACAGGTTTGAAGAACAAAGTCACTGAGCACAACGACTCGTTGGATGCAGGTGATCCGAGTTGGAAGCGGGCAACTCCTGGGATGTTGCGTGCCGTGTATCGTCGCGGGTCGGGTGCGTACTCGACGTCTCATCGTCCTGGCATTAGCAGAGCTGCGTGGTCTATGGCAAGGGTCAACGCTTTCTTGGTACTCTTGAAGCGTGGCAGACCTGCGAATGCTGCATACATCACAGACAATGACCTCCTTCCAAAAGGCCACCCACGATCTTCGAGGAAATGATGACCGATAAAGTTGAGACACGCAGAGTCCAGTTCAGCGAGTTTGAGATTCGTTCTACCGTTGATGACGACAACGAATACATGTCGTTCCGTGGGTACGCTGCCGTGTTCAACTCGCCATCGCAACCGTTGCCATTCACCGAGATGGTGATGCCTGGTGCATTCAAGAAGTCTTTGAACTCACGCAACAACGTGCGCATGTATCTGAACCATGACTCCAACATGTTGCTCGGCACGACTCGTGCCGGGACGTTGCGCCTGGAAGAAGATTCCAAAGGTTTGCTTGTTGACGCAGACCTGCCACCAACTACGGTCGGCCGTGACTTGTCCATCCTGATGCAACGCGGCGATGTTGATTCAATGTCGTTCGGCTTCTCGGTGCCTCGTGGCGGCGACAAGTATTCCGACGATGGCTCAACACGCGAACTCAAAGAAGTCCGTCTGTATGAAGTGTCCGTCGTGACCGGCTTCCCTGCCTACGAAGCGACAACGGCCAGCGTGCGCAGTCTCGACATCCTTGCCGAACGCACCCAGGTTGACGTTGACAAACTTGCTGCCGCGATCACCGTGCTCGAAGCCGGGTCGGAGTTGAACGACGAGCAGGCTGGGTTGTTGAGCGAAGTTGTTGGCAAGTTGCGCAAGCAACCCGAGCCGACTTCCACTCCGTCACGTATTGGCATCATGGCCAAACAACTTGACCTGCTGAAGACCATCGCCTAGTATTCTTCACACAGTCGTGTGCGGAGCCGCTACGACTACCAGTTGAGGTGCCTCGCTGGATGCGATACAAACCCTTGCGTACCACGAATACCTAACGTCTGAAAGGACACCCAATGTCAAACGATTACATTCAACGACAAGTCGAGCAGCGTCAGCGTGCTTGGGATGCAGCGAAAGCTCTTCTTGACACAGCGGCCGCAGAGAAGCGCGACCTCACCTCTGAAGAAGAGGCGTCATACAGCAAGATGAACGAAGAGCTCAACGACCGTGCGGCACGCATCGAAGCCTTGAAGGCTGATGTTGTCCGTGAGGCCAAGATTGAGGCCGCTACTCGCGACCTCGTCGGCCAGGTTCGTTCGGAGAAGGCACAGACTTTTGATGCGGATGTCATCCGTTCAATGGCCCGTGGCGAAACCCGTGGCTACACGTTTGAACAGCGCGACGTCGTCAAGACTTCGACTGGCGCACCAGTTCCAACGTCGTTCTACAACCAAGTGATTGAGCAGGCCCGACTCGTCGGTCCAATGCTTGAGACCTCAACAACCCTCCGCACGGCTGGTGGCGAAAACCTCCAGATCCCATCGCAGGCTGGTTGGTCAACGGCAGCAATCACAGGTGAAGGCACAGCCATCGCTGAGTCCGACCCGACGTTCAACAGCTTCATCACCCTGAGCGCATACAAGTATTCGTTCCTGGTGCAACTGTCGCGTGAACTCATCGAGGACTCGGGCGTGGACATCCTCGCCTTCCTCGCAACCCAGACCGGTAACGCACTCGGCTTCAAGGTCAACAACGACCTGACAGTCGGTGCGGGCACCACGCTCCCACTCGGTATCGTCACCGCAGCCTCTTCGGCTGTGACTGGCACAGCCTCGGGTCCAACCTTCACCGCAGACAACCTCATCGACTTGGCGTACAGCCTTGACGGTGCAGCACGTCGTTTGCCTGGTGTCGGCTGGATGATGAACACCCAGTCACTCGGTGTGGTTCGCAAGCTGAAGGACAACAACGGCGCGTACATCTTCAGCCCAGCGTTGGCTGACGGAAACGACCGTGTCCTGAGCTACCCAGTGTTTGAGAACCCAGCAATGGCCTCGAACGCTTCGGCAACCAAGTCGGTCATCTTCGGACACTTGCCTTCGTACTACGTACGCATGGCAGGCGGCCTCCGTCTGGACCGTTCGGACGACTTCGCATTCAGTGCGGACCTCGTCACGTTCCGTGCTTCAATGCGCGTGGACGGTAACCTCCCACAAACCAGCCACGTCAAGTTCTACAAGAACGCGAACAGCTAGTTCAAAGAGTTACCACCGAATAAAGTTTGGTGGGCCGACGCGAAACAACGCAGGGTCGCGTCGGCCCATTACAACTGATAAACCCTGCAACCTGCGAAAGGAGACTGCGTGAATGCGAGTAATCATCAAGGGAGTCCCATTGGACTTACCGGGCCCGGAGGCGATCCTGCTCTTGCAGCGGGGCGTAGCTCACTTGCCAGAGGAGTCAGTCGTAGATCCCCGGACGCAGTCCGAGCACTCTGGTATTCCAACGCCCCATGGGCAGGAACAGGCTACGGTCAGCAAACCCAGCAAGCCACGAAAAGGCTCATCCAAGACGGGCACGAAATCGCAATCCACTCCATCTACGGCCTCGAAGCGTCCACGTCAACGTGGAACGGAATCAAAATCTATCCGCGAGGAATGAACGCCTACAGCGACGACATCGTCGCTGCACACTGGATGGATTGGACACAAGGTTCAAACCTGCCGAAACTGTTGATGACATTGTTTGATGTCTGGGTGTTGAAGTCTCCAAGTTTGGAGAAGGTTCCGAACATTGCGTCGTGGGTTCCGATTGACCATCAGCCTTGCCCACCGGATGTCGCAGCCTGGTGTCAACGTCCGAATGTGATGCCGATTGCGATGTCAAAGTTCGGGCATGAGCAACTCAACAACTTTGGGATTCGCAACGTCTACGTGCCGCACGGTATCGAGTCGGTGTTCAAACCGACTGCCCACATCAAAGACAACCACGGCAAGGTCATCACCGGGCGAGACATCATGGGCTTCTCAGAAGACAAGTTCGTTGTGATGATGACGAGCGTGAACAAAGGTGCGCATCCTCCTCGCAAGGCGTTCGCTGAGAACTTCATGGCGTTCAGCATGTTCGCCTCAAAGCATGACGATGCGGTGCTCTACATGCACACCGAAGAGTCGGCCTCCATGGGTGGCATTGACTTGAAGTTGTTGGCTCGCATGTGTGGCATTGACGAGGCTCGCATCCGTTACTGCGACCCGTACACCTACCGCATGGGCTTGCCTCAGAACGCTATGGCAGCCCTCTACACGGGCGCAGACGTGTATCTGGCTGCCAGCATGGGAGAGGGCTTTGGCATCCCTGTGGTGGAAGCCCAGGCGTGTGGGACGCCTGTGGTGGTTTCACGCTTCACAGCGCAACCTGAGCTGTGTGGTGACGGTTGGGTAGCAGACGGGCAACCGTATTGGGACCCAGCCCAAGCCTCGTGGTTCTTGACCCCGTCGGTGCCCAGCATCCTCAACGGGCTCGAGCAGGCGTATGCCCGTGGCCGTGGCCGTTCCCAGAAGGCGATTGACTTCGCCAAACAGTACGAAGCCGACCACGTCTATGAGACCTACTGGAAGCCAGCGATGAAGGAGATTGCAGAATGGTGCCGCTTGTCCCAGTCGTAATCGTGCCGGTCTTGACCGAGCATGAGCGAGTGGATTCGATGCTCACGTCGTTTGACGGGCGCATCATTGACCTGGTCGTCATCGACAACGGCAACCATCCGACGTGGGAGCCACGCACCACAAAGGCGCAACGCATCTTCCACTATCGGATGCCAACCAACCTCGGTGTGGCTGCATCGTGGAACCTCGGAATCAAAGCAACCTGCAAGTCCACCGGGTGGATGATCGTCAACCATGATGTCGGGTTCGGCCTCAACGGTGTCGCCGACTTCTTTGCCCAGGCGTCGTCAACGAATCTGGTGTTGGGTGGCAAGCCACCGTGGTCGTGTTTCTGGTTGGGTTCACAAGTGGTGCAGCAGGTCGGACTGTTCCACGAGGGCTACCATCCTGCGTACTTTGAGGACAACGACTATGAGGTGCGGGCGCAACGCAAAGGTGTGGACATTCTCCGTTCGGCTGCTGCCATCAACCATCGGAACTCCAGCACCCTGCAATCAAACGCAAAGTTCCAGATGCGCAACCAAGCAACCTTTGATGCGAACCGACGGCTGTTCGAGCAACGGATGATTGCAGACCTGCCGTTGGATTGGGATTTGAACCGACGATTGGAGTTGGGGTGGGATTGAAACTGGTGGTGGTGTGCCCGGCGAATGCTGTGACTGGTGGGCCTGAGGCGATGCACCAGTTGGTGCACACCGCGAACCATGTTGAGCGTGGATCGGCTGCCATCCTCTATTGGCCGTTCGCACCGCACACAACTCCGCAGCCCTATCAGCATTATGTCTGCCCGAAGATTCTCCGAGACCAGGTGCCCGAGGATGCGTTGGTTGTGTTCCCTGAG